CATGTATTCGATATTGAATCAGCATCACAAGTTGCTGAATTTAAGAGCAAGGTACCTCCTAAAGAATACGGTAACTTACTGGTAGGAGTAGCAACAGAGTACAATAACGCACTACTAGTTGTAGAAAATGCAAATATCGGATGGTCTACTATTGAACAGATTATCGAAAGAGATTATCAGAACTTCTATTACTCCTCTAAATCGGATCAAGATACAGTAGAGACGTATATGAATAAAATGGAGAGAGGAAACCTTACTCCCGGTTTTACGATGTCTATGAGAACCAGGCCACTAGTCATTGCTAAGATGATGGACTATGTTAGAGAAAGATCTGTGACTATAAAATCTCAACGTCTACTAAAAGAGATGAGAGTTTTTGTATGGAAGAATGGTAAAGCTCAAGCACAGACCAACTACAATGATGACTTGGTAATGGCTTTTGCAACAGGACTTTACGTTAGAGACACAGCACTGAGACTAAGACAACAAGGTATGGACCTATCCAGAGCTAGTCTATCAGCTATGTCAAATTTAAATCAAAGACAAGGAGCTGCATATTCAGTTGGTAATATGCAAAATAATCCTTATATTATGAAAACCCCTAATGGAGAAGAGGACGTATCCTGGTTACTTTAGTGGGCCTATTTATAATTAAACTATTTTTACATGGCTGATACTTCCTTATTTGGTAGATTACAGAGATTATTTTCTACCGACGTAGTAATTCGAAACGTCGGCGGAAATCAGCTAAAGGTAGCTGATGTTAATCACATTCAGAGTACAGGTAGATACGAAACCAACTCTCTAGTAGATAGATTCTCAAGACTATACCTATATAACAATAAGAATATATTTAATCCTAACCTGAATTATCAGACGTTAAGGATTCAATTATACTCTGATTATGAAGCAATGGATACAGATCCTATTATAGCTTCAGCACTAGACATCTTAGCCGACGAATCATGTCTAAAGAATGATATGGGGGATATACTTACTATCAAATCTTCTGACGAAAACGTTAAAAAGATCCTTCATAACTTATTTTACGATGTACTAAACCTTGAGTTTAACTTATGGTCATGGACTCGTAATATGTGTAAGTACGGTGACTTCTTCTTGAAGCTAGAAGTAGCAGAGGAGTTCGGTGTTTACAACGTACTACCGTACACAGTATATAGTATGGTAAGACATGAGAGTCAAGATCCCGACGAACCGGCTAAGGTGCAGTTTACCATCGACCCAGACGGTATCGCTTCATCAGCAGATCCAAACTACCTACCAAGACATAAAGATAAAGTTATTAAATTAGATAACTACGAAGTTGCACACTTCAGGTTATTATCAGATACAAACTACCTACCCTACGGACGTTCTTATTTAGAGCCTGCTAGAAAGATTTTTAAGCAGTTGACTTTGATGGAAGATGCGATGTTGATTCACCGTATCATGAGAGCTCCTGAGAAGAGGGTATTCTATGTTAACGTAGGACAGATCCCACCTAATGAAGTTGAGCAGTTTATGCAAAAAACTATCAACGGGATGAAGAAGACTCCTTATATTGATCAAGAAACAGGTCAATATAACTTGAAGTTCAACATGCAGAACATGATGGAGGACTTTTTTATTCCAGTTAGAGGTGGAGATGCTACAACAAGAATCGATACAACTAAAGGATTAGATTACGACGGCACCAATGACGTTGAGTACTTAAGAGATAAAATGTTTGCTGCATTAAAGGTACCTAAAGCATACTTCGGTTACGAAGGTGACTTACAAGGTAAAGCTACTTTAGCAGCAGAAGATATTAGATTCGCAAGAACTATCGAACGTATTCAGAGAATCGTCGAATCTGAATTGACTAAGATTGCTTTAGTACACTTGTACGTTCAAGGGTACAAAGGAGAAGGATTAACAAACTTTGAACTTAAACTTACTACTCCATCTGTTATATACGAACAAGAAAAGGTTGCTCTATTAAAAGAGAAAATGGACCTAGCTTCACAGATGGTAGAGAGTAAAATGTTCTCTACAGATTATATTTACGAAAACATCTTTAACTTATCTGAAGACCAGTTTAATGAACAAAGAGACTTAGTTAGAGAGGACAGTAAAAGAGGATTTAGAATCGCTCAGATTGAAAACGAAGGAAACGACCCAGCTAAATCTGGAGTTACTTACGGTACACCTCACGACCTTGCTTCAATGTACGGTAGAAGAGGAATGGATACACCTAAGATGCCTGTTGGATATGATGAGACAAATCCTGAAGGAAGACCTCAGATTCACGCCTCTACCTACGGTACTCAAGACAGTCCATTCGGTAGAGATAGACTAGGTACTCATGACATGCACGGCGGCTACGATAATGAAGAAGACGGTGAAATTACAGTTACCGAAGAATCACAAGTTGACAATTACAATACTAAGTCAGTGTTCTACCAAAACAGGAATCTTTTCGAACCAAAGAAGAAATTAATTTTTGAAGAAAAGAAAGAAGAAGAGTCTGGACTGCTTGATGAAAGCAATATTAAAGATTTAGGTTAAGAACATATATTTATATTAGTAGAATAGTATACTCATGAGAATTAAACATTCAAAGTACAAGAATACTGGATTAATCTTTGAACTGTTAGTAAAGCAGATCGCAGCAGATACCCTATCCCGTCAAGACTCACCAGCGGTAAAGGTGTTGAAGAAGTTCTATACCGGTAAATCATCATTAGTTAGAGAATTCAGACTCTACGAATATATCCTAAAAAATAAAGGAGTATCCCAAATGAAAGGAGAGACTATCCTCTCTACTATTACCGAGGTATCCCTTAAGATTGATAGAACTGCTATAAAAAGACAGAAATACGAACTTATCGCAGAGATTAAGAATAGTTACGATCTAGATGAGTTCTTCTCTATGAAGGTAAGAGATTATAAGCCATTAGCAGCTCTATACTGTTTAATGGAAGCTCAAAATGCCGATCTAGTAGATCCTCAATTTATCATAGATAATAAGACTACTTTGTTAGAACACTTAACTAACATCAAGCAAGATGAAGGTGACGTAAAAGATGCTTTAGTAGAAGAGTATTCAAAATACGATAAAGATTTGAGATTATTGACTTACAAAATCTTACTAGAGAGGTTTAACGGAGCTTATGATAACTTACTACCTGAGCAAAAAACAATCTTAAGAGAATTTATTAATGCTTCAGAATCTCAAGTAAAACTTAGAACACTTATTAACGAGGAGTTAGGAAAGATTTCAACTGCTGTTAATGAGTTAAAGGAAAAAGTATCTGATGATATCGCTAAGATTAAGTTAGAAGAAGTAGCTAAGAGTATCGCTCCTATCTCAAATAAAACTAAGGTAGGTGATAACCATATCATTAACTTATTACAGTACTACGAATTAGTAGACGAGCTAAGAAACTTATGAAAGAGGAGTTAGCAGAGATTCTAAGAGAGTACATTATAGAGGTTCTCGCTGAAACTAGTGCAACAGGTACTGGAGCGAGTTTTACCCCCGGCACTGGTGCTCAATACGCCACACCAGCAGCTTTTTCAAAAGACGGAAGAGATAATAGAGCAGTCCAATTCTTAAAGAAAATGGGCTTTAAAAAAGTAGAACGACCAAACAGACCATCAAGCACTAAATTAGTAGACTACAGATGAGAACATTACAAGAAAAATATAACGCAGTATTAGAAGGAAACTTTTCTAAGACTCAATTCAGAAGAGATGCAGCTATTGAGGTGCCTCAATTTGTATCTACTGTAAATAGCTTTGACGATACGGTAGCTATCCTTAAGAACAAAGGAGCTATTACTGAAGCTAAAGCACAAGAGCCTAAATACTCAACAGCATCTCCTGAAGATACTGTTGCTCCTGATGTACTAGATACAGGTATCAAGTTTGAACTTGATAAGAAGTACGGTACGTTAGACGTTACTCCTGAGCAATACGCTAAGTGTAGAGAAATGGCTATTAAGAACCTAGCTAAAGACGTTTTATATTACGTTAAGCAAGATAGCGAGCAATTAGAAGCTCCGGGAGAGAAAATGGAGAAAGTTACTTTAAAAGAAGTAAAAGTAAAAGTAGCTATTCCTGGTCAAGACGAGTTTGAAGCAGAAGAAGGTAAAAACTATTCAGAAGAAGAAGCTGATAAGTATATTGCAAACGCTAAAAAATCCGGAGCTACTCCAATGAATACTACGTTTACAAAAGTAAACGAAGAAGAAGTTGAAGAAGCTATTCAGAATATCGAAAACGACGAATACACTGTAAAGAGAATTGCTAAGCTAACCAATCAATTAATTCAAGATGTAGATCCTAGAGATGAAGTAGCTAAAGCATATGCTATCTCAGTTAAGAATGATTTAGAATCTGGAGATGCTTCAAGATTAAAAAGATATAAAGACCTCTTATCTTTAGATGATCTTAAGGATGATATGGAAGATTACATTGGACGTGATAAAGATCAGTTAGACGAAGGAGAAGTTGTAGATTTGCCAATGACTGCCGCAGGTTACAGTAGAGGTGAAACTTACGATACTGAAAAATACGGTAAAGTGAAAATCATCGATCAGTTAGACGGAGATGATATCCCAGCAGCTTACGGAAGATTCAGAGTTGAGAAGATTAACGAAGAAGATCAAGACAAACCATCTTTCTACGACTACCCAGAAAATAAACATCTCGACGACAGAGACCCAGAAGAAAAAAGAAAAGCTCTTAAAGAGATGTTTAAAAAGATTATCGTTAACCTTATAAACGAATAATTATGAGCAACGTATTAGTAGAATATACTCCATTTAGACCTACGATCACTGAATCGAAGACTAAGCCTGGTGTATTTGAAGTTACCGGTGTAATGCAAAGAGCTGGTGCTAAGAATCAAAACGGTAGAGTATACGATTTAGCCGTTCTTAAGAGAGAAGTTGACAACT